CTCCACCTTTTGCTTTGTACTGCTTCGCTAACATCTGAGCCTTTCTCGCTGACCACTGCCCAGGTTTTCCTCCCTTTCCACCAGCCTTTATTTTATTAAATAAATTTTTACGCATCGTAGGTTTAGTGTAGTTACCTGCTTCGTTTACTTTACTTTTACTTTTCTTTTTAGTAGCCATGTCTTCTCCTTTTATCCCATGAACATAGATCGTTCATGCTCTCTCCTTCTCACAAGTCCTTTTAATTTTCTACCTCCAGCGTATACCCATCGCGGAAATTCGTTAGCTGCACCAAT